CCACCTCCGCTCTGCCTTCCGAAGGAGATGATCCCGAGGTCCCAGAAGATCATCAACGACGATCTCGCGGAAAAATCGCGAGATGATCTCGAGGGAGATCATCGGGGCGATAAGATCATCTCCGGAAATGGGACCAGAAAAAAGAAGATGATCTCGCCTCCGCCGATTAGGCCTAAAGTCAAAATCGACTACGACGCGCTGGCTCGAGGCATCGACGAAAGCCTGAAACAGAAAGACGACTTAACCAGCCTGTTCTCACAATACCGAAGGGAGAAAAAATGAAAAAGGAAATACTGCGCATCAACGCAACGCGCAAATCGTTTGTAATCGAGAAGCGAACCAAACGCAAGGGCGCCGTCTCTTGGGATGCCTTCGCTTGGTACTCTTCGCCAGAGCACGTCGTCCGGGCCGCAATCGACCTCAAGGCCCGGTCGCTGATCAACGCGCACGAGAAGAACGTCGCCGATGCTGTACGCGAGGCGACGAAGGTCATCAAGGACCTGCTCAAGCCCGGCAAAGGCATCGCGGAGTTCGCGCTCGAATGGGCGGAGACGCTTACTGAAGGAGACGACGAATGAGCAGCACATACAACGGCAGGAAGTTCTCGGTAACCAAGGCGCAGGCGCTTTCAGCTCTGCGAACGGCCGGCGACATGCGCGGCGCGGCGAAGATCATCGGGTGCTCCATGGGCACGTTCCTGCATATCTGCAGGGTCCTCGGTGTCGGCGTCGCGCCCCGGGGACGGCGCCAGAGACGATTCACCAAGACGGAGCTCGCCCGGTTCGTTAAAGGCCACTCTTGGGCCGCTATTGCCCGGGAATTCGGATGCTCGGTCGGTCTCATCCGGGCGGAGTTCAAGCGCCTCGGCCTTGTCAAACTGGACGAACGCAGTAAGGGCAAGGATTACCCGTGTGAGTACTGAACAAAAAAAAGATTGGAAAAGTAATTAGACAATCAGCCAAGCGCGAGCAATACTATATACGAGCATGAAATCGGCTCAAGCTATTTAAAAACGAGCTTCTTGAGTGAAAGGGTCTATGACTGCCCCGCAAGCCCAAAGTGTCGGAATCGGGAAACAAGCGGGCGGTGTCGAAAACGCAAAAAGAAGCCAAGCCAAAACGCCGATTTTTCAAGGGGAAAAACCCAACAAAGGCGCTTCTGGACGAGATCTTCGAGCTCGCGGCGAACGGCATCAAACAGCAGACAATCGCGGACACGATCGGAGTAAGCCGGTCGCGCTTTTCCAAGTGGATGGCGGAGGACGGTCCGGTCGCGATTGCTTGGCGGCAGGGGAACGCGGAGATCGGCCGCAAGATTATGCAGAAATCCATCGAGAAGGCATTGGGCGGGCACGCGACGATGCTGATATGGCTCGGCAAGGCGCTATTGGGCCTGTCCGATCAGCCGGATCGCGAGGAAGAAGTCACGGACAAGGCAGCGGCGATACGCGAGACGCTGGATCAGATGAACGCCGGCCTCGAGCGGTTCACGGGAAAGGACGGGTCCTTCGCGGACCCGGATGCCGGTGGTGCGAAATCCAAAAAGCGCAGGCCGAAACGCGCGCCTTCATCCAGCGGCGCTTCTGCGAAAGGAGGTAAGTGATGCCATATCTCAACTTCCATGCGGCCAGAGTAAAATCGCCGGCGCTGTTTGAGCGTATCGTCGTCCTGCGCACGCTTTCGAATGGCGTGATGATCTACGGAGGTCCGCTCAAGCGAGGCGGCGGCTCGACGGCTCAGGCGTACCGGTTTCCGAAAGCGAAGTTCACTGCTGAAGAGGCCAAGGCGTGGCTCAAGCGCAATAACATCGGCTATATCATGTTTGAAAAGGCGACGGGATGAGCGTCGCGATGCTCGCTCCGCCACCGGTCGGGTCCCCGGTCCGACTCGCCAAGACGGCTGTCGATCCGCTATACTTCGACCACCATCCAAAGCAGGCCCGGTACGAGCTCTCGCGCAAGCGGTTCAATGTCGTACCGGCCGGTCGGCGCTCAGGCAAGACGAAGGTCGCCAAGCGGCGCGGCGCAAAGATGGCCCTGCAAAACACCTTCTGGCCCGACTTCCGGATCGCCTATACTGCGCCGACATACTCGCAGGTCAAACGCATCTACTGGGAGGACCTGAAGCGGCTGTTCTCGGTCAATAACGTGATCCGCGACAAGAGCGAGACGGACCTGATGATCAGGCTCGTTAACGGCAGCGAGATCTGGCTGATCGGGATGGACAAGCCGGATCGGTTTGAAGGCCCGAGCTATAACTGGGTGTTCGCCGATGAGGTCGCGAATATGAAACCTGACGTCATCGAACAGCACGTGATGCCGGCGCTTTCGGAGCGGCTTGGCGGCCTCGATCAGTACGGCGTCCCGGAAGGCAGGAACCACTATTTCAAGACGGCTCAGTTCGCACAGGCCAAGGAGAACCAGCACGAGTGGGAATACCATCACTGGACCAGCCTTGAGGTTATGGCCATCTACCTTGGTGAGGAACAGGCCGAGATGGAGATCTCCCGGGCGCGCAAGCGGATGGATGAGCTCACCTTCAAGCAGGAATACGAGGCCGACTTTGTACATTTCATCGGCAGGGCTTATTACGCGTTTGAGCGTGAGGTCCATGCCGCCAAGCGCCTGCCTTACGATCCGAACGCGCCGCTCCATCTCGGCTTTGACTTCAACGTCGAACCGGGCGTCGCCAGCGTAATTCAGGAGCGCCGGGAACAGCGCGTCGAGGATGCACGGGCCGATGCGACGCTGATTATAGGCGAGGTGACAATCCCGCATAGCTCGACGACGAAGCGGGTATGCGAGAAGCTGATCGAGAAATGGTCGGCGCATCGCGGTATGGTTTACTGTTACGGTGATGCGACGGGCGGCGCCCGGGGATCGGCGAAGGTGCGGGGGAGCGACTGGGATATTATCAAGGCGATGCTGGCGCCGGTGTTCAAAGGTCGGCTCCGGTTCCGGGTTCCGCGAAGCAATCCGCTTGAACGCGTGCGGGTCAATAGCGTGAATTCACGCTTCTCGAGCGCGACCGGGCAGGTGAGGATGTATGTCGATCCGGTGACGGCCCCGGACCACGCGACTGACTTCGACGAGGTCATGGTCGAGAAGGAAGGAACCGGGAAGATCGACAAGGATTCGAATACTGAGCGGACCCACCATTCGGATAGCGTTGGATACTACATTGCGAAACGCCATCCGATTGACGGCGGGTACAAATCGGAAAATAAACAGATATAGGAGACCGGGCAGATGGCAGTTGATACTCCTTGCGTACAATACAAGGCCATGGCCGATGAAGGGAGCTGGGACCTCTGCGCCGACCTTCTCGGCGGGACGCCAGCGATGCGCTCCGCCCGGACGAAATGGCTCCCGCAGGAACCGGACGAGAAAACGAAAAACTATAACGTGCGCCTGAAGCGTTCGTTCCTGAACAACGCGTATAAGGACACGATCGAGAAGTATGTCGCGCGGCCATTCTCCCGGCCGGCGATATGGAATATCAAGGGCAACGATGAGGCGCTTGCGGCGATCGATCCGATCATGGAGAACATGGATGGCGAGGGCATGCACCATCAGGCCTTCGCCAAGGAAGTGTTTGATATGCTCATGCGCTGGGGCGTCGCCTCGACGTTTGTTGACTATCCGGCGATTGACAATCCGGATGAAACCACCAAGGCTGACGAGCAGGCCGAGAATCTTCAGCCTTTGTGCAGTGTGCTGAAAACCACGAACGTGATCGGGTGGGAATCGAAGAAACAGAAAAACGGCACGGACAAGCTCATCGAGGTCCGTGTGAAAGAGACCCATATTGCCGACACGGACAACTGGGAACAGACGGTCTACGACCAGATCCGCGTGATCACCCCGGAAGGCTATAAGCTCTGGCGGCGGGAGAAGCGCGCCGGCCGTACCGGCAACAGCGAAGAGTATGTTCCCAATGGCGGCGGCACCTTCGTTATGGCCGGCAAGGCCCCGGACGAGATTCCGATCGTTACCGGGTACACGAAGAAAACCGGGATGCTGACATCGCTGCCGCCGTTCCTTGAGCTGGCATGGGTCAACCTCGAGGACTGGATCAGCAGGAGCGACCAGAAGAA